GTCCTGCCGTTCCTGCCGTTCCTGCCGTGCCTGTTGCTCCTGCTGGACCTACTGGGCCTGTTGCTCCCACCGCGCCTGCGGGTCCCGCCACTCCCGCCACTCCCGCCGCTCCTGCTGCGCCTGCCGCACCTGCCGCACCTGTCGGACCCGTCGCCCCATTCCCAATACCCGAATAAATAACATCCCCTAAACCAGAACCATTCACTTGATAGACATTCAAATCCACCGGTATCATGGCGATTACACCATCACCATTTCCAACGGATAGTCGATACGGAATATTGCCGATCTTCAAATAATTGAGGGTTGTATTCCCACTATCAACATCTTGAACGACTGTTCCGTTGCTTCGGATTGTCCGCACATTAGTTCCAGATGCTGTTAATATAATATTTTGGTTCGTGGCGACAAATATACATACGAGTTGGCTGATACTGGGGGTTATCACGGTAGAATAACCTTCGCCTTGACTATTTGGTATCTTTACTGACACCGTCGAAATTCGGGCGATGGTATCGGCACTCACCGCTGGCTGTATGATGCGAAACTCGTCAGGCGTAAGTGATGTCAGGTTATTCACCGCCGCAATCGTTTGATTGGCCGCACGTAATAAGAGATGCCCCTTTTGAACATTACTAAATACCAATGTGCTTATATTTGCGCCGGTGATGAGGGTGTTTTTGAAAATGGCATTCGTAATCGTCGCATTTGTGAAATTGACGTTCGTCGCATTCGTATTGGTGAAGTTGGCGCCTGTCAGATTCACGCCCGAAAGGTTTTGACCTGTTATATTTTGATTTGAATAATCGGTCATCTTTTATTATTCTATTATATGTAATTTCATACTATAAAATTATATGATTTTTTCCACAGGAACAAAAATTGACATTCCCTCCAGGAACGATTTTTTTCCTTCGTGGAAAAAATTGAAATGTTTTTTCATCTCATCTCCTGATGACAGCTTCAAGCAAACAACGACAACGACAACGACGACTACAACCATGTTCTCCTTCTTAAAGAACGGCGATATCAACAATACCATCAGAGCCATCACCAATTTGCCCGGACTCTTTACATCTGATGCTGACAAAATCAAATACTCGGCTTTGAATTACGCGACCGCAATGCGTAACAATCTTCATGACGGCGCTCCTATTTTCAGACACATTCGTCAGCTGGAAGCTGAAATCGAGCGTCGTGACATCAACAGTATCGTCTCTGGACGTCTTCCAACAGCAGCCGCCGCTGCGGCTCAATATGCCAGCACAAAACCGTCATCGTCATCGCCATCGCCATCGCCCTTTACCGACAATGACAACAACATCCATAGCGACAATGCTGTGCTCGCACTCATTATGGCGAAAGAACTCGCATTCTTGAACCGTTCTGTTCAATTGGTTTCACTCATCGCGCGCAGGTATCAAGAAGAACAAGAAGGCGAACTCGAAGAAAGCGCCGGCGCTGACCTCGAAGAAGGCGGAATCAACGGCGGCGGCAAGAGACATGACGACGACGACGACGACGACGACGACGACACAGCATCCGAAACCGAAACCAAAACCCCGTTCTACGAAGATGACAGCGTTCCAAGTCTTGTATTTCCATTACAGAGGTCATCCTCATCGCCAACATTCGAGTCGCAACAAGAACGCCAACGCTGTCGGCGCCCCGAAAATCAACTCGTGGCGACATTCCTCATCGCAACCGGGCGTCTTTACAGCAAACTCAACAACCTCTGTCGGCTCGTCGAAACCTCAATCATCACCGTGAATGCGATGACAACACAAGACCGCCCTCACTCCGAAGCAAATCGCGAGAAACAGCTTTTGGCAGAGCGTCTCGTGATTTCAGACATATACTTAAACTTTGAAAGGTTTGACGCAGAACACCGCGACCCGGTTGTATGTGCGTTTCTTGAATTGCGCGACATCTCAGTGACATGCTGGCGGCTTATGTCGATGTTGGCATTCTCCAATCTGTTTCGACTCGCCGAAGGCACCGATTATTATTGCCCGGACGACGCAATCTTCACACAAGGCCGTGATTACAATCTGACAATTCCGCGATACGAACAGGAAGCCGTCGCAGAATGGGCGTTTGAACGCCGCAATACAGCAGACACCCATTCTGCGACGATTGGTGGTGCCTGTGATGCTGATGGTGGATGCGAGGAAGAAGACGCTGTTGCCTACGACTAAACGACACGACACGACACGACACGACACGACACGACACGACACGACACAAAGGTAAGAAAGGTAAGTTTTTTATTCAGCATCTCTTACGACGACGTCTTGTTTTACATCGGTTTTTTTTGCTTCCTCCTCCGTGCTTTTTACGCTGGGTCGCAGCAGCAGGTTCCGCACGTCCGGTCGTTGGTTTAATATATGATGGTCGCACATGCAGTCGCGCGTCTGAAAACATAGGATGCTTATAAAAATCCGGTCGTAAGTAAAGAAACATACGCCAGTCAATACGGAAATTCGAAAATGACATCGCATCTAATATTCGAAAGAAATTTTCACTTTCTAGCGCTGCTGCCATTCGACGGGCTTCGGCGTTTTGTTCGTCAGGACTCACACCTGGAATTCTCAATCCGATTGCTCCTTGTGTCATTCCATACCGACCCTCCACGTCAATCACTACTTCATTTATACCGGATTCTCCAAATATTACTTTCGGCACGCCAACCATCAGCGCACAGTCATCGACATCTTCACATTTTACTCCTGGGTCACTCCATTTAAAACGGGTTCCAGATTGCGGAGTGCTATGTATAAGATGTATATCCTCGGAGGTGCGTTGTTCATCATGCACCCATGGTTTGTCTGTTCCATACCTACCGCGACTAAATATGACAATCGGTTCTGATGTATCATCTGGACTGCGTAATAAAGGTTCGATGATTTCATAACTATGATTCGGTAAGAACTTCCAGCGAGACAAGTCGAATGCCTCATACGCTTGGCCATTTTGGTCTTTTATAAAGGTAGTCGATGTCGATACACCCGGAGTTGGTTTGCGCTTTTGTATAACGTAAAAATCATACCGAGTTTGAACACCGAACACTCGTTTGCCGTCGGGTTTATCGTGTATTTCTAAATATAACATATGATTTTCGTGCGTCATCAATTCGAATAGTGTTGGAGCGCGTGGTGATGGTGGTTTTCGCCATAACGCCGGATGAACAAAGAGGAGTAACCCATCCGGTTTCAGTAGGTCGCCGTGTAACGACTTCTCCACAAATTTCGGCCACAGATTCGCGCCGCCACCTTTCTTTCCTTCGTGTGTTTGGTCGGCGTTGAAGGGGGGATTGCCGACGATGATGTCGAATGCGATTGTCCCGAATCTGAATGGTGGGCTTGAAGGGTCTAGGTCTAAAAAACTGCCACAAAATAGATTCACGCCTTCAGTGCTTTCAGGGCCTCCGGCCTCAGCGACGAACATCGGATTCTCTCGGATTCGCTGACAGCTTTCTTCATTGTATTCCACCATATACAACATTTGTGTCAGGATGTGGTGGCGGCGTTGCGCCGGTTCGCGAATGACGTGTTCGAGAGATTTCATCAGGCGCGGATAAACTTCCATAAAAAAATTACCGAATCCCGCAGCTGGGTCAAGCCATTTTTTCGCGGGGTCGGTCCATACGCTTGGCGGTAGTTTGTCAAGCATCGCGTTGATGAGTGCGGGAGGTGTGAATACTTCGCCAAACCGGTCTTTTTCGGCTTGACGAACGGCAAGAGGTAAGAGCGGCAGCAATGACATGATTATATTATTGAAATACTTTATTTGTCATGAATAAAATTGAATTGTGTATATGACGAACGCAACGAACGCAAGGCAACGCAACGAACGCAACGCAACGAACGCAAGTGTCATGTCGGCATCATCAATCAGCTTCATAGGTTTCATCCGGAGTATGATGGAGATTGGATTTACGCTATGGCAATGTATGAATGAAAAAATAGAAAACTCGGACTCGGCGAATGCTGCCAATATAAAAATAACGCTACATGATGGAAAACTTGTCATCGCGGATGACGGGGATGGAATGAATGAAGAAGAGATGAAGACGTGTGGCAAATTTCACAACAGGTCGTCATCATCAGCCGCCAAGCATGGCACGAAAGGCGTCGGCGGGAATATTGCCGACATCAATTTATCTGGCGGCGGGCGTGTTATTTATTGCTCTAAATCCGCGTTGTTGCCAGTCTCGGCCTCAAACCTCACTTACATGGAACTGAACTACGGTGTTCAAACCGAAGAAGAGTATCGTCCCAGACCACAGGAAGCACCGCGAAGTAGAGAGGAACAAATATGGAATAGATACGCAATTGACTCATCGCGAACAGGCACCGTTCAAGTCGTCGAAAATATGCCACCAAAAATCTACAAAGAGTTGGTCGAATCCATCAAAGCCAACGATATCGTTCATAGTTTTCGCCGTATTTGGGCATTTACCTACGTATCGTTTCTTAGTTCCGCCGGAAAAACAATCGTATTTGATGTTGAAGGCGAGCAATACACACTTCACCCGATTGATATGATGAAATACAATGAAACAGAACCGCGACACCGTCAGATAGACCGTTGCTCGATATACACAAAGAACGGCGCCGACAGCAACGGAGACGAATTACGTGTCTATTACACGAATCCAACAAACGGCAAATTATATTATCGTGACTATTCGAGAAGCAACAAGGGAACTGAAACAGAACAAAAACGACGGCCAGAAGAGGACGGATATACGAAAATCGGCGATTTTACAATTACACATACCTACAATCAAAAATGGCGTGAGTTACACAAAGAAGAAATGGCGCGAAATGGAATTGATGTTTCAAGTCATTGTTGTAACGACCAAGACTTCTTGAATCACAGCGGCGGCGGTGTTCTTACGATTGCGCGAAACCGAAAACATGTATGCCAATTTCCGACATGTCAAACAGGAGAATCTGCGTCCTATATTCCATATCATCAAAACTCGAAGCATTTGTTGGATTATGATGCGAGTGATTCCATGGATGGATTGTTCAACATTCAGCTGAATAAGTCGAGTCTGGTGAGAGATAACATCCAGAAGGAAGTGATTCGAACAATACACTACCTGAATCGTAAGTTCATCGGAAAGATGAAGACCCTCACAGAAAAAGAGGAAGAAGCGGCTGCGGCTGCGGCTGCGGCGGCATCGATATCGGCAGTGGTGGTGGCGGTGGCGGAAGAGAATCACGACGATGACCCATCATCCGGCAGCGAACAAGAAGACCATTCGCACAATAACGACGACGTCGAATCAACATCTGGTAGTGAAGAACAAGAACAAGAACAAGAACAAGAACAAGAACAAGAACAAGAACATCGTCCAGTGGTTCATGTATCATCGTCTCGCGTAATCCACGTCCCTGAACATACTCGAGAGACCATACCCCAGAATCACGGAATACAGATACTCCAAACACTGAAACAACAACCACAATATCATGACGCGATGGCCGACACGGTTGATACATTACTCGCGGATTGTTGCCGTCGTATTTCAGATGAACGAAATGGGAGATTGATGACGAAGCGTCTTATCAATATCGGTTCATTTGAAAATAAGTGCGATATGTTATGCGAATTACTCCAAGGAATTTACATATTATCAGAGCTTACGATGCGACATGGTGCTGAACTCTATCGGAAATACAACGAAGTAGTGGAGTCGGCGGCGGCGACCGAATAATGTTACAAAAACAACGTGATATAATATCACAACCAACTAAAGAATTTATTTTTTAGCGTCATTTGTTGCTTCTTGTTTGTCACACGACGACGAGTCCTGTGACTACCGCCGCCTTTTTTGGTTTTGGCACTGCCGCTATTTGTTTTCGTTTCTTTGATTTTGCGTGTTTTTTGCCGTTGCTGATGACCTCTAACGAGAGATTGTATTTTCGTTGATGCGATAATATGTGAGAGATTCAAATGTGTTATTAACGATGTTTTTAAATATTGGCTTGTTGTTGATATTTTTACAAGTTTTTTGTATATGTCGCTTTTGAAAAATGTATCAAGAACTTTCCCTTCTTTTACTGTATTAAATGGCACGTAAAATGTGTGAGGTCCTACGCCATATTCCCCGGTAGCATCTAATTTACCATCTGATAATGGTTTCGTTTCAAATAAAACAATCTTTTTGATGCCGATTCCATTCGCTAATTCAATATTATCAGTCTTTAATAATGGTCCCGTTGGTGTATATATCACAGAATATTTACCTGATGTTTTATAATGGGTCGCACTGGTTCCTCGGTTATAAACAGTATTATTTTTATCATCTGTAATATAGCTATTAACTAACTGTTCGGTTTCTTTCGTCCATTCCTTTATGGGATTTAATGGGCGTTCTTTCAATTCTACGCTAGAAATACCGTGTTCGCTTTCTATTTTGGTTTCTTTATGGGTGCGCACGTGCGCCGACGTGGAACTTTGAATCAAAAAATAACACATGGATTGTCCTACTGTAGGAAAATACCGTTTTTGAATATTATTGAAAGATACATATATCGTATGATGCTTTATCAGTTCTTCATATGCTTTATTTGTATTTCCAGTCATAATATTATCTGGAGTAACAAATATCAAATAACCATTTGTATTTAATAATCCAATACAACTAACTGTAATACGTTCATATAATTTATTCTTTCCGCCTTTACGGGGTCCATGAAATGCCGCACTATTTGTCGAATCAATTTCATCTTGAAATGGCGGGTTTCCTATAATCACATCGAATTTATCTGCTCCTTTCATCTTGTCACGAAACTGCCGCATGACCTTATCTGATTCATTCAAAAAATCCGCGCAACATATATTTGCGTTTGAACCAAAAATCCGTCTAGATATTTTCACATTTTTGGGGTTTATTTCCACCATAAAAAGCATATTTTTGAGGATGTGCCTACTGCGTGTTTGGTCGTCTGGTATTTTTTGTGAGAGACCTTCCATCAAACGCATATAAGCAACCATTGGGAAGTTGCCGATACCATTTGCTGGGTCTAACCACTTTTTATCAGGGTCGGACCATACTTCTTTCGGTAATTTATCAAACATCTCATTGATTAATGACATCGGAGTGAAAACTTCGCCGAACTTATTCTTTTCTTCTTCACGAACAGTTAAATAACTCAATATTTTTTGTTCTATCCCGCTCACATCCATCCCGTAAATCAATCCATGCTTTCCGTCTTTTTTTCCTTTTTCAACTTTTGGCATCGTTTCAACTGCCTCCCTAATTGTATCAAATATATTATTTATTGTCGAAGTGAATTCTTCATCTTTTTTAGTTGTTACGATTTGTAATAATATTTCCATGACATGCTTTAATTCGCGTTGTGTGTATTGTCGGTTTTCATTTTTTTGTTTCATTTGTTTGGTCGGTTTTTTAATCTTTGATACTTTTTTGGGTTTTCCAGCGCCTCCATCTTGTTGTTCTTCATTATCGTCGGTGAGCTCAGCGTCATCCGCTTCGTTGGCGTCGTCGGCTACAATTTGCTCATCATCTTCATGTATTCCACTTTCTGTCAATTTACCCGAATTAAAAAAACAATCCAATATATTTACGGAATCGATTGATTCGTCTATATTTTCGCATGTACAGCGGCTCGCCCCGTCCATTATTTTTTCGACACTGTGACGGAGGCATTCTTCCACGGTGTTACATCCAGAATCCACGGAAAACATCGCCAATAACGCAATAATCGTCGGCAAGCTCTCAGCAATTTGATTTACGATTTCACCATAATCTTCTTTGTCCGGCTCGTCGTCGTCTATCGCAGCAACACCGGATTCCGCGTCATCATGAACAACCAACTTCGGCATTTCTGGTCGTTTTTCCCCTTCTTTCAAAACAACGAATTCTTTATCTTTACTACGAACCACAGTCTTTGACATTTTGAGCACTTTATACAATTCTTTTACGACGTCTTGATTATCTGATACACTTAATACGCGTTTCAACATGCTGACAATATTCTCCTTCTTACTCCAAAACGCACGATATCCCTCTTCATTCAACCGAAGTTCTGTAATAAGTTTATTATATAATCCGACCTCTGTCGCCGTATGCTTCTTTATAATATTCAAGCCGTTGTAATTAAACGTAAATAGAAGCGACTGTAATTCCTGTAAATTTTCGGTGATGCTCGACTTTTTCTTCGATTCGCCGTATGTTTTATTGTATTCATAGAGAAATTGGATGGACCGGTCTTTATTAAAATCGAAATAATATCCGTATTTCTTTACATCGGGCTTCTCGCGTTCGGTGAGCACCCGAAACATTGTCTGGTAGTTGGCATCGATTGATTTTATATCGTCGAAATTAAAGGCGATATCGGCACAGGGCAGGCTTATTCCTAGACGAAGCTTGGCACCCGTTAAGATAATCACACTCTTACCGTGTTTATAACTCTCGCGTTCAAATGCCTTTATTTGGTCCGAAAGTCCGCCCTTTTTACTATCATATACACCGATACGCTTGCGTCTGATTTTTTTGTCACTTACGTCTTCAAATGTTATATCTCCAAATAATTTTTCACTTGTAATTTCATTGTCTTTTTTTCCTTTTCCTTTTCCGTCTCCTTTTCCGTCTCCTTTTCCGTCTCCTTTTCCGTCTCCTTTTCCGTTTTCTTTTTCTCCTTTACTAAGGTAATTAAACGGTGTGTTATGCACAATAAAAACATTATAGTCATTAAACCTCGGCCTATCTTCTGTAATCATATACGCCAAACCACGCGTTAGGGGTTCAATATTCGCTATACCGGTTGTTACATCTTTTTCAGAATCATCGGCTTCTAATGTTTCATCTGTAACAACCGGCGCACACCCCTTACTTTTACAATCAGCATGACCCGGATATAAATGTTTATCTGGAAGAAACCATAATTCTGTATGAGGGCTATCCATCGGATATTTTACTACATTTTTCATATAATTTCTGATGCTGCCACTAATAAAATCCAACACGTTATTTACAGGTTGAACATTATGAAATATATGACGATAGTCCTTATAAAACAAAACAGGTTCGCCCACTCTGCATGCGGCACAATGTAAATTGCCAGTAAAACAATTACGTATGTCGTCGGTTGATAAATCTGTTAGTTGAATAGCCGGTGCTGGTCCTATTACGTCAAGTTCTATGCTTTGCGGCGATAATAGGACCAATTCCGGATATTTCGCGTATTCACCTGTAAGCAC